TAAGTGTGTGCCGGTTTGGCGGAGCCTATTAGTTCCTCCTCTTCGTAAGCGTAAAACTCGTCGCCTTCGTCGGCTTCGGTATTCAGCGGCAGAAAATCCCGCCACCGGAGCTCAGGGAAATCGATTTCGAACATGCGGCTAGTGACATGCTCGAGCGCCTTAGGGGCAGTGTAAAAACTTTCAGCTGGCATTTATTTTTGCTCCTTAGGGCAGGTTAAGCTCGAGTTCGGCGAGTAGCACACCGTTATAGGTTGCGCTTGGACGCGACCAACGCGCGTTAGATACCTGGTCGCAAGTTGAGGTATCGGCGTCGTTGCGAAATGCGCCGATCTCAGTACCGGTACCGGAAGTGTGGCGGAAATAGACAGCGTCGCCGAGTGCAATTGCCTCTTCGACTCGGACCCAAACGCGACCCTTCTTGCGCACAACCCCTAGACTATCCTTGCCGACCACTTCGCCGGAGGCGAGGTCCTGGTCGGTATTGTGGAAATGCAGCACAACCCCGATGGGATCTTGCCCGGTCGAGCTCGGCAAGATGCCATCATCCTCGTCGGTACCTTGCACGATCATAAGACCGGCTTTCAATGCGGCGGTGCCTTCGTTCGTGAAGCTTCGATCGTCGCGCAAACCATTGTCGGCGACCATGCCCGGAAATGCTGCGTCTGGGCTGCTGTTATATACAGTTTGTGCCATTAGTTGTTCTCCAGTGATTTCGCGGCGCGGTCCGCATTGCGACGTTTAAACGCCTCGCGTGCTTTTTCGATGGAGGATTTTGCATCGCTACGCAACGCCGCATCCCCGATCTTCTTGGCCTCGTCGAGGGCATCGGCGCGGGTCTCAAGGATATGATCAAAGCGGGCTTGGACGTATTCGTCGGACGCGTTGTCAAGCTTTGCCTCGGGGCAAACGCTTCGCACCGCGGCCTCAAGGATCTCTCGGTCCGACTTCCCGGCAAGGTCCTCTGAGCTGTCCAAGATCAATGCAGCGTTTCGCTCCAGCTCCAAGCGGGTGGCAACAAGCTTTTGCACCTCTTCGGGAGCTGATGCCGAATCTAGCCGTTTCTTGGCGTCGGCCAGTTCTGACTCAGCGTGATCTGCTCGGGCGCGCTCACGATCGGTTTCGGCAACCGCATCGTCCAATAGCTTGGTTGCGGCCTCCTGCTCTTTTTCCAGCGCCTCGGCTAGCTGCGGCTCGACCTCGAAGGTAAGCCCATCAAGTTTGATCTTCTTCACCATTGCCCCTTTGTCCGGATTAAGTTGTTCTGCGGCATCCAGCCGGATCGTAGATCCTGCTCTGCCTTTGTCGACGAGGGATGCGTGATTATACTCAATATTGCGCTGGATCCCGTCATACCGTTCGCCTTCTGGCGTGACTCCAGGAGTCGGGTCATAAGTCGACCAGTACCCCAGTGACGTATCACGCTTGCCACTTTTGATCGCCTCAATGGTCTTGCTGTCGGTAACTTGGATCGTTGCAGTGACCCATTGCCCATCGCGTGATATGTTCTCGCCAACGGTCCCAACCGCATATTCTTTGGTGTTTCCGGGATCGAGGAAATCCGGCGGGTGACCGTCGGTGAAAGGCGCAAGTTTCAGCGATTCCAGCGAGTCCGCGTTGAACACTTCGTCCGGCGGGCGGTACTCTCTCCGCTCACTCCCATCGGCGTTTCGATAGACGAACACACCTGATCTAGTGAGGGTTGCCGACGCGCGCAAATAGCCCTGCCCGGTCTTCTCAACCTTGAGCGATCCGCGGTCTAAGCGTTTGATACGTTCCATTCGTCGTGACCCGACGCGGGTTCGGACCGCGCAGAATCAACGCGATTATATCATGCAATTTTTTAGTGTGTCAAATTGCGATATCAATCGAATACGGGGATCGCAGTACAACGGCAATTAATAGGCTCTCCTGGGTTACCGTCGAATGGCGGGTCATCATAACTGTATACTCGGCCGTCCCTATCGGCGTGCGAAGACCTCACCCGCTCATCGCCCGCCGTCTGCCACTCATAGCGGTTTGCCCCAACAGATCGATGCCTGGTTTCGGTAAGCGCTCCAAAATACTTACCAACCTGATCTCGGGCTATCCTACGCGCTCGCGATTGCGATACCTGCAGGCGCTCGATCAATGCCTGCTCTAGCGCGCCGGCGCTCGCGCCTTGCTTGTAATAGTCGACGGCGATCTTTCGCATTTCTCGCAATAGCGCTCGGCGGCTCTTTTCAATGTATTTCTGGCTTTGGCGAATGAACTGTCGGTGGTTTCGCTCAAGGATTTTCTCAACTTGCCGCATAACCTTGGGATCAGGTGGAGGCACAGTCGGCAATAGGGCCTCCATTTGTGCTGCTACCTGGTTGCGATTAACCGTGTCGGTGTCGCTCGCGGCGACTCTAGCGGCTGCCGCAACGGCGTTGAGGTCTGGTTCAAAATCCGATCTCAATATACCGAATATAGCCGTTACAAGATCTAGAGGTGAATCTGCGTCGGCGCGTTTTGATACAGCTTCCCTATATCGTCTCATAACCGACGAAATATCACGTGCCCCGAAATTCACGATGATTGACTGTAGAGCAGAGCTATACGATTGCGCAACCGCCTCTGGGTAACTCAGCCTAGGGATCGATGCTCGAGGCGTCCTTTTGGCCAGCCTCAGAATCGCCCTCCTGATTTCCTTCGGTATCAGGTTCATTCGAGCCCTCCGCGCTTTTCAATGCCGCAATCGCCGCTGCGATATCTTCCGAGTCAACGTTATCAATCAGGTCAGTTCGGGTGGTGTACTCGTCACCGCCAAAACGCGATTGCCTGACCTCTTCGGGCACAAGCACACCGCTATCCAAGTAGATCTTGTCCGCCTGCGCCTGCCGAAGATGCAGATCGGCTTTCTCAGATTCCGACAGTACTTTGAGCGGTGGGAATTTTATGGACCAACCGGACTCACGTCCGATAAGCATCTTAGTAATGCTCTCGATTATAGGCTGTATCTTCTCAAGCCGGTCTTCCTCAATCCGCGCGTACCAGTTCTCAAGGTCGCTCTCGCCGGTGGCATTCAATCCGCCAGGGGCCCGACCGAACAGCACAGTAACAGGTATATCGACAGCGGCGCTGACGCGATATTCAAAGCGATCGAGGAGCTCAGGCAAGCCTGACACGTCTGTCGATTTCCGCTCGAAGTCCTCGCCCCCATCTGCATCAAGGATCAGCGCCTGTATGATACTTCGCGCCATATCCATTGTAGCAAGGCGTGACTTGATAGCAGATTGTTGCTTTTGACTGAGCGCCGCATTAAGCCCGACCATGCGGAACACCGCTTGACCGTAGTCCTGGATTAGGGCGAATACTCCGTCATAAGACGCTACAAAATCCCGCACTGTATTATATACTGGCTGTATTACCGATAAACCCCAACCCTCGTTATTGGTGCGCTGCTGAGGCGAGATCGAATCCCCTGCCAGCAAGTAGGCCCTAGATGCGTGCAGCAGATACGCCGGCGTTTTCCCGTCGTCAGGTATGATCTGGTACAATACCGGTTCCGGCCCATCCCATTCGACAATCTGCACCCACGTTCTGGGTATCGCTTGCAACCACCGTACGGTCCTTACTGACTCTGCTAACGGACGCGATAGGTCTTGACTGCCGTCATCGGCGCCTATAACCAGCAGCGATCCGCCGTACAGATTCTCCCAATAACGGGCCTCCCTGATTGTCTGTAGCAACCTCAGTCTTTTATATTCAGTGGATAGGCTGGTCTGCTCTTGTTCAGACAGCCCAGTTACCTCCCATCCGCCCCTTAGGGTAGCTTTGACGGGCTTCTGAACGATCTTTTTAACTAGGTCCTCGCTGTCGTATAGCCAACTAAGCTCTTGATCCGATAGCTTGACGGTTTGTGTCGGTACTGTCCGCGTACGCTTATCTCTAGCGTACATATTCAGACCAGTAAGCTCGTTCTGCCAGCTGTCAGTCTTTGGCAGCGGCGTTTCTTTTTTCCGTTGCACTTTGCGCCGCTTAGAAGTCATAGGTGAGCCACTGAGTAGAGCCGTCTAACTCGCGCTCTACAAGATCTTGGATGCTCTCCAATGCTGCCGGAAATGAGTCCTCGATTGCCTCAAGGTACGGATAAGCGGCGCATGTTCCCACAAATGTGCCATCGCCAAGGCTTTTGACTTCGAACCTAATCATAGTGGCTCGATTGTAGCGTAATGGATCGGCTAGGTCAAACCCGTACGCTTTTGTTTATGGCTCGATATAATGACCGTATCGGTTATATTCATCTAACCACCCCCCAACCTTCTCTATTTCTCGGTCGAACGCCGCAAGCTCTTTGTGTAGCATTCTGCGATACCGCAAGAGCTCTACCATACGGCGCCGCAGCGAGTAGTACCGTCCAGGTTGCTCGCGCTTCGGCACCTTGACCCAATGCACGATCTCTTGCGCTCTCATTAGCGGTTCTGGCTTGCTACGCATAATCCATTGACCTCGCTCATGTCGACGCGCTCTTCGCAGTGCCAGCACCAAGCGACAAATTCTTCGCCTTCCTCCTCGCCAAATACACCCATTATATCACGGCAAGAGAAATCAACTACCGCTAAAAACGCGAGGCTGTTCTTACCGCAACGGGTATGGGTCAGCTCCTCGCTATTATATTCAATAGCCTTTGCCGTCTTAATCCTCTGATTCTCTACCATCACCATCACTCCTCGTTAACGCTTGCTTTAGCATGTCACGCTCGTTCTTGGCGCGCAAGGCCAAAACCCGCAGCGCTGCGGCGCCGCGGCGAATAGCTCCTCCCAATCTGCCCCCGCATAGGGACTTTTACCCAGCGCACGATCTCTTGCGCTCTCATTAGCGGTTCTGGCTTGTTGCTCATAATCCCCCGATATCGGCCATGTCCACACGCTCTTGACAATAGCAGCACCAAGCTTCAAATCTTTCATCCGGCATTGCACCCAATATAGACAATATAGCGTTGTCCTGGAAATCAAAAAAAACTAAGAACGCGAGATCGTTTTCGCCGCACCCCAAGTGTTTCAAATCGCTACTGTTATACTGAATGGTTCTTGCGATTTGCAATCGCTTATCCTCCGTCATCTTTCGTTCCTCTCATCAATGACTGCTTTAATATGTCACGCTCGTTCGCGGCGCGCAAAGCTAAAACCCGCAGTGCTTCAGCTCCTATCGACAAAGAAACTTCATCGTGATCGTCAAGCCCCGCGGCCTCTCTTAGCAGATATGCGACCAATCGGATCACCGCACCGTCGTACGGACTCGTCACCCCACCCTCACAAAGTTGTGGTTGCCGTCTAGCTTATACGGCACATTTGGTAACAACCCGTCTTCGCCGATATATCCGGTTTTGATCCGATCGCGCCCGTTACTGTCGTAATAGTGGATTTGGATTGTGCCCCAATCGCCAGCCGTTGCAGTGCCGTAATTGCCGACCGTTGCAGTGCCGTAATCGCCGACCGTTGCAGTGCCAAGATCGCCAGCCATTACTGTGCCGAGATCGCCAGCCGTCGCTATGCCACAATCGCCAGCCGTTGCTATACCGTGATAACCAGCCGTTACTGTACCACAATCACCAACCGTTGCTTTGCCGTAATCGCCGACCGTTGCTTTGCCGTAATCGCCGACCGTTGCTACGCCGTAATAACCAACCATTGCAGTGCCGTAATCGCCGACCGTTGCTTTGCCGTAATCACCAACCGTTGCTTTGCCGTAATCGCCGACCGTTGCTGTGCCTCCAACAACCGCCGCATCGGGATACACCTCTTGCAATATTGCCACAGCTCCTGCGCGATCGCCACAGTATACGACGTTACCACGCTCAAACTTGACTTCACCGCCTAGGTCAATATAGTTATCAACCTCGACGACTAGCCATTTTGCGTCTGGCTGCCACTCAAGGCACTTACCGTTAC